TTCGTTGATTTGGGCCATCAGGGCGTGGATGTCGGGGCTCATTTGTTGCCTTCTTTCAGTATTGCTTTGATTTCGGGTAGGTCTGCGGGTCGCCATACATAGGCTTCGGCCCCTGCTGATTTCAGGGTGGCGATCCAGCGGGTTTGCTGGTCGGTTAGCCGGCCGACCGCTGTTTTCAGTTCGGCAAAGATGATGCCCCGATCCGGGTGGGCGAGCACTAGGTCAGGGAATCCGGTATCGCCGGATTGGGCTGTTCGCCATTGGCCACGCCCGTTTTGGGCTGGTAGCGGATGAAATGCCAGCCAGCCATGCCATCGGGCGAGCTCGAGCACGACCGACAGCCATGATGCTTCGGTGATTGATGCTTTCATGGTTTCGGCTTTCAGTCGTATGGGTAGAGCAGTTTTTGATCCACGATGATCATGTTGGCGGTGCCGTTGCGGTACGGCCGGCCGATCGTCAGGGCTTCGCGCAGCCCGATCCAGCCGACAATGGTTACCGCCCGATCGTCGTGCGTTTCGGTGTCGCCATGCACCAACACAAAAATGGTGTTGGCCGGTTTGTTGAATTCGGCCTGCCTGATGATCAGGTTGCGTTGATCGGTGGCATAACGCACCTCGATGTAGTCGCCCACATCAGCTGCGCCGATCCCATGTTCGCTAGACCATGCCAAACCGGTCATTTTGGCTACCGCGAGCTCGGCCACCGCGCCTTTTAGGTTCAGGTGGTAGAGGGTGGCCGGGTGGCGATGGTGGATCATCGTGTCGCGATGTTCCCGGCCGGGCCGGTTGAACGCTTCGAAACGCTGTTCGGCTACAGCTTCGGCGCGGCTCATTTCATCGTCAGTCAGTACCACCAGCATCAGAATGGTTCCTCGCCCATGGCTTCGGCTTTCAGCTGGTCGATCAGCTGGCTGGCTTCCTTTTTGGTGGCCGGCCGGGCGGCCGACCCTAAAGCCTTCAGCATGCGCATTTGCGCATCGGTGGGCACATCGGGTGCGCCGGGCTGGTTAGCGGGCTTTGTAGGGCTTTTGGCGGGGCTTTGGCGGGCTTCTACTTCGTTGGCTGAAGCTAGGGCGGTGTCGATGCCCACACCCATGTAGCCCAAAGCCCGGCCCAATGCGCTAGTGAATCCCACCATCCGTTCAGACCCACGAGTAAATGGGGTGCGGCCCGGGAATGGTTCGGCTGCGCTGGCGACGGTCGGCCGGGGGTCATCAACGGTTCGCCATACGGTCACTTCGCAAACCAAAAACACTTGATCATCAATGCGCTGAATGTCGAAACCTGTTTCGCTCACCCGCAAGTCGGGCCAGCGTTTCAGGGCCTCGAGCAGCCGGTGGTTTACCGGCACATAGCCTTCAAGGTTCATTTGTTGCCTTCCTGTAGTCGGGTCAGGTTGCGCAGGTGGCTGGTTTTGAAGCAGGGCCAGCACCATTTACGCCAGCGGCCATCGGTGCGGTAACGCACGACTTCAGCTTCGCTGATGAATTGCCAGCATTTGCAACATACTGCGGTTTTCGGGTCGTCGGTTCCCATAACGGTCAGATTATTGCAGGGGTGCGTCGTAATTTCCAGCGTTCACGCTCGGTGGTGCCACCCCACACGCCCGGCAGCGACCGTTCACCATGTTCGGCTTCGTGATTCATAGCGAAACGCAGGCAGTCGAGTTTCACCGGGCAGGTCAGGCAGTAGTTCCGGGCGGCTGTTAGTTGGGCTTTGAAATCGGGGCCCGGTTGCGGGAAAAACACATCAACCGGCACATCAAGGCAGGCTGCTTTGTGTTGCCAGCTCATGCACCACCGCTGAAACGCCACGGCCGCCAGCCTTGATCGTTGAACAGCCACAGGGCGTAGGTCAGGTTCGCTCGAGGGTCAAGCATGGTTTCCATTGTCCAGCCCCACGATTCGATCCGGGCATGGTGCGCAGCTCGATTGATTTGCATTAGGCCGTAGTCCTTGGTGGGGCTGATCACATCGGGGGTGCAGCGGGATTCCCGATGCATCACAGCCAGCAGCTTTTCGATCACTTGGCGGTCGGCTGGCCAGCCAACCTCGAGGGCTAGCGGCACCCATTCTTGGCATGGGGTGTCGGGGCCGACCAGCACCGGGATCGTTGTGGTTGTGGTGGTGCTGGTGGTGGTGGGCGGGTCGGTGAGCACCACGGTCTGGTAGGTGACCGGCACGGTCGTGGTGACCTGCTCAACGGTTTCGGGTTGGCGGGTGTGAAATGCGAATAGCACGGCCCATGTCAGGCCGATGCCTAAAAGTAGGCGGTTCAATGTTTGTCCTTTCGGGTCGGGCACCTAGGGGCAGGTGCGTTTTACCGACCGGCAGGGGTCAGGTCAAGCCTTTGGCTTTTTGCCGATGATCGGTTCCACCGGCTGCCCGGTGCGTGCCGCAATGCCATTGCCGACCGCGTAGCCGATGATCGTGGTCACGATCGGCAGGCCGGCATTGCTGTCAATGGCTTTGGTTGCCATGAGCACGGTCAAGCAGACGAGCCCTACTAGGGCGATCAATGCTTTTGATGGGTTAGTAATTGACATCAGCGAAAATCCTTTGGAACAGGGCATCGACTAGTTGCGGGTTGTTTGCGTAGTCGGGCTCGAGCTCGTAGTGGATCCATTGGCCACCGGGGCCAAGGGTGGGCTTGTCGTAGCTTCGCCATGCGTCACGGTCGCATCGCCAGCCGGCACCATGTTTGCCGGGCTGATACAGGTTTAGGTAGTCGTGGATTTCCTGTAGGGCGAGTCGGCAATGCTGATCCAAAAATCGTAGGCAGGCCGTCAGCTGGTTGGGGCCGCCACCGATGTCGGCTGCTCGTCCGGTGCGGTGCACGCTCGGCTGGTTTGATCCTCGAGCGGGCCGGTTGGCGTAGATCCCCAACGATTTCATTTGGAACAGGAATCGCAGATAGTCCTGAAATCGGATGGTGCCGGGTTTGGGGCCGGTGGCGACATCGGCTGCGCCTAGGTACGGCCGGTCAGCTTTGGCGGGGGCTGCTTCGGGCTGACCGACCGCCTGCGGCGGGGCAGGTTTCTTTTTGGTGGCCATCAGGCCTTGAGCGCAGCGAGGATCGCTGCTGCTTTGGTGCGCTCGAGTCGTTCGCTGCGGATCGTGTTTTCAATCTGCTGGCGGTACAACAGCTGTGCGAGCAGATCCACATCAGCGGGGGCGCACTCGGTGATTGCTTGGTGCTGATCGGTGCGACCCTTGAAAGCTTCCAAATGTGCCGGCCATGTGGCGGGCAGCGTGGAAAGGATGACTTCGTACAGGGCGATGTTGCGGTCGTAATCGGCCACTTCGGCGGTGCGTGCTTCGATGGCTTCGGGTGATCCGGGCATGTTTAGGCTCCTAGTGCTACTGAATCGAATCTTGCGGTGGGTAGTACGGCAGGATCAGCGTACTTACCGCCCCATCCCGATGCGGTAAATCCGTATGCGCTGACAAATGGGCTGGTGCTGTGGCCGAGTATGGCCACCTGCCCGTAAATGTCGATGCCGCCACCTGTGCCGGGTGGCAGGGTTGCCGGGTCAGCGTATTTGGTGCCGAAACCGGCAGCCCATGGGTAAGCGGTGACATAGGGGCTAGTGGAATGTGCCATGGCTAGTTGCGTGTTATCGGGTGACCATGCCACGCCATTGATGTTGCCGGTAGGCAGGGTCGCAGGATTGCTGTAGGTGGCCCCGAAACCTGCGCTGAACGCTGACACTTTGATGTAGGGGCTGGCCGTTGGCGTGTACGCCACATCGGTTGTGGCACCCTTCATCCATCGGATCGGTTGCACGCTGTTGGTTTCTGCTTTGGTGTAGCGGGTAGACCATCCAGCCGACCATAGGAACGCTTCTATGTTGCTGCTGCCGCTGTTGGATCGGGCAATGTAGTTGCCTTGCCAATCCATGTCGGAAGTGCTGTTAGCGGTCGTCGTGGCTGGTTGGGTGAATCGGCTGCCGAATCCGGTGGCTTGTGTCCAGCCATAAGCTTGCACATAGGGGCTGGTGGTTCGGTTGCCGATCACGATGGCCGTGTCATCGGGTTTGAACGCTATGCCCGATGCGGTGTTCAATACCGCTGTGGCCGGGTTGGCGTACTTGGTGCCGAAACCGGCCGATGTCCACGGATAAGCGGTGACAAATGGGCTGGTCGCATGGGCTACCGCTACTGCATCCTCGGCTGCGGTGATCGCCACGCTGTTGCCGGTGCCTGTTGGCAGGGTTGCCGGGTTGCTGTATTTGCTGCCCCAACCGGCACCTGTCCAGCTGTAAGCCTCGATGTAGGGGCTCGAGCCCATCGCACCGAACACATAGCGGGGCCCTGCGCTGCCTGTACCGGCTATGGCTCCCCAATGGGCTGACAGCAGCATTACAGGGTCGTGTTACCGAACAGGTACCAAGTGTCGGTGCCCTGCTTCCACAGGGTTGCAAATGCGTATTGGCCGTTCAGTTTCTTTTTGGTGCCGTTTGACCATACATCGACCCCTGCGTGGCTGACCGTGACCTGACCGGCCCCGAGCTGCCCAATCACGATTTGGGTGCCGATTGGGAACGCCACGCTGGCGTTGGTGGGCACGGTCAGGGTGATGGCCGCAGCATTGGAAAGGGTGACGATTTTGGCGACATCGGTAAGCACGAGCGTGTAGGCGGTGCCGGTTTGGGCGTTTTGGATCCCAAATGCGATGTCGTTGATGCCTTCGTTGGTGGCGTTGTAGGCGGCCGCTGACAGCACATCGCCGTTTGCGTACGCTTCGGATAGCGGGTAGGTGGCCAATGGTGATCCCTTCTAAAACCTGCTGGTGCCCAAAATACCTGATGTGGCTGACCCAAGGATGAAAGCGGTGACCCTTTCGGCCGTGCTGATGGTCGTGAACCAGCGATCGGGGCTGATGTCGTGCGACATTCCCTGCACCGCCAAATCGGCCGTGATGGTCGTGCCGGCGTAATGCCGGTTGATCACTACCGGGTCGCCGATGTCGAGCTGCAGGCCGGCCGCTACCCGGTTGCTCGGGCTTGATAGGTCTAGGCCGATCGAGTCGATGCGCAGGGTGGCGTTTTTCTTGTATGTGAGCAGGTAGTTTGCTTGGGCTAACGCCTGGCTATCGGTTTCCATCATCAGCCCGGATCGGCCGTAGTTGCGCCGATAGTAGGTTTCAATGCTGGTGGCATCGCTGACCGTTTGCGGGGTGCCGCCTTCCCGGGTCACGGTCACCACATTGGCTAGTTCGGTTTCGTCAAGGCTGACATCGATGGTTTGGTATTGGATGTCGGTGCCATCGTCATCAAACACGGTTGCGGTGCCATTGGATAGCAGCCCTAAATCGTCGTGGTCTAGAAATGTGGCGTTTCCGGTGCCGTCCATGTAGAACGCCCCGGTTTCGGTGGCTTCGATCAGCTGGCAGGCCCCTAGGGCCACTCGAGCACCGCCCGGGTCGGCTTGGCAGGTGACCGTGCCGGTGCTGATGTTGCGTAGCGTGCTCGGCCACACGGCCGCATCGAGCAGGTCATCAATGCGCTGGCCGGTGTATTGGCCGGCTGTCCCGGCGGGCACGCTGTCAATGTCCAGCAGGTTTAGGGCGTGGAATCCATCAACAGCGCTGATTGTGACCCGGCCAAATTCTGCGCCGGTATCCCATGTCCAATCCCATGCGGTCACATAGCCGGTGAACAGGTAGTAGGCGTTGCCGCTGTAGGTCGCTGAACATCGCACCTGACACATCGGCACGATTTGGCCGTAGTAGGGGCCGGCTGCGTTGTCCGGGTTGAAATCCCCGGTCAGGTCGATGAATTGGATGCTGGCCGATCCGGGGTTAAAAGTGTTGAATACTCGATCACGGCCCCTGCGGGTGCTGATCCGGGTGACCGTATCGGTGATTTCTACAACCTGCGTGTTTTGGCTGCCGAACACATTGGTGCCAAGGATGCCATCGGTGCTCGAGCCCAACACGAACACATTGCCGAAACCTGCGCCGATCCCAAACCTGATTTCGACTTTTGGGGTAGCGGGCAGGGCCATCAGTAAACCAGCTGGTAACCGGATCGTTGCGACTGCACCAAGCCCCTGCGGATCGTTTCAACCAAATCGTTTTCGGTGGTGACCGATCCGTACACATTCACGGTCACATTGTTTCCCATGCCACGGCCACCGGATAGCGGTACTACGGCTTCGGGGCCTGCTTCGCCAATCAGGGCAATCGTGGGGGTCGTCACAATGCCACCTGTTGCCATGCGCGGTATTCGGGATTCGCTCGGTGTGTCGCCGGGCCTGATCGGCTGACCATTCACGGTCGGTCGATAGTTCACCAATCGGGTTTTTGATAGGTCGTCCAACATTTTTTTAACCTTGGCGTAGTCGCCCTCATCAAGCGCCAGCAAAATTTCGGTTTGAATGTCGGTGGGGATATCGCCCACCAATTTGATGTAATCGGCCACTTCCCGGTACAAATCCCTGATTGCTGCGTCAGCTATGGCAGCCGATTCGGGGGTGCCTTCGGCTAACGCACGGCCGGCTGCTTCGTACACCTGATTGAAAGCGTCGGTGACACTAGCTAAAGCGTCCTCAATGTTGAGCCTGCCTAATAGTCGATCCCACGAATCGACTAGGCCGTTCAAATCCTCGTCAAAGTCTTTGGTTGCCCGGCTGGTGCGTAGTAGCTCGTAACGGGTGTTATTTAGGGCGGCTCTTGATGCGCCCAAAGCTGAATCAAGGCGTTCTATTTCATCGCTGGCATCGCCGCTGGCGTTGGCAAATTGATAAATCCTTACCGCTAGATCAAGGAACACATTGCCTGTTTTTGCCGGGCTGTTGGTGCCCATGGTGATCTGAATAAGGCGCGCAGCGTATTCGGCTGCCTGCGCCAACGCTGGCACTAGATGTTCGCCCAATGCCAAAGCTAGATCGTCTACCGAATCGCCAAAATTGTCCATGGCTGCTCGATAGTTTTTGGCTTTTTCTACTTCGCTTTGATTAATCGTTTTTGCGTCTGAAACCTTGGCTAGCGAGTTTCCAAGTTCGTCTGAACCCATTTGGATTAGCTCGGCCATGTCAGTCCATGATTTGCCCAAAATTTGACTGGCGAGCGCCGCCCGTTTTGCCGGGTCATCAATCTTTTTGAGCCGATCAACTACATTTAAGAAAGTCTTATTGACATCGACCGCACCCGAATTGGTGCGCTTCACTTCAGCGCCAAGCTCAGCAAACGCCGTGGAATTTGATCCAATGGCTTTGTTCATTTTATTTAAAGCGCCTTCGATGGTGCCGGCTTCCACCCCAATGTCGCCGGCCACTTCTATCCATCGGCTTGCGTCCTCGACCGCTAGACCGGTGGCATCTGCAAACTTTGATGCCGACAGGGCTAGATCATTAAACGCATTGACACCCCTAACAGCAAACGCCACCAGCGATGCGCCTGCTGTCGCTGCGACCGCAGCTGCGTTTGCTTTGATGTAATCGCCAGCGGCCCCAAACCCGGCTTTCATTTTGCCCATGGCCGTGTCGGCCTCGGCCACTTTCTTTTTAAAATTGTTGAATCCGGCTTCAGCTGACTTCAGGCCTTTATCAGCAAATTCGGTGATGATGGGTACCGAAACGGCCATTAGCGCATCGTCCTTCGCAGTTCTTTGGCGGTGATGTTGATTGTCATTAGTTCGCGGTTTACTGCATCCTCAACATCTGACACTAGGACGCGCACGGCCCGTTCATAGTCGGTCATGGTCGCTTCCACGCTTGGCCACATGATTCGGGACGGATGACCCATGTGTTTGTTCAGGCCGCGTATTAGCCCTGCGCCTTGCCCGTTTAGTTGGTGACCTTTCGGGCGGCCGGGGTAAACCCTCGAGCGCCCCGATGTGGCGATGTTGCCGACTTTGCCGGCCATGTCGGCTATGGCCGATGCAGCGCTTTTTGTGGTGACGGTAAGCACCGCAAGGGTTTCGTATTTAGCGCCGGATCCGATGTTACGGTTGCGGGCTTTACGAGTGTTCATGCGGGCTGTTACAGCCTTATCGCGTTGGAGCCCGGTTCGGCCGCCATGCTCGAAACCTTCGGGCCAATCACCTGATTTGCGTACATTGTTGGCCTGATCAACAGCGGGTTGGGCGAGCGCCCGAAATCGTTTGCCGAATTCTTTGCGCAGCTGCGGGTCTAGGCCGTTCAGAATCTTTAGATTCTTTTTCAAATCGACAACTTCTACGCTCATCGCTCGTCCTGTTTTTCTTGCTCAAGTAACAGCCTAGTGATTTCGTCAATCAGCGTGGGTGGCGTGTTGAGCAGGTCGATGGGTGAAATGCCAAGCCTTATGGTCAGCCTTGCAATCAGGTTTGTGTAGTTTCCTGCTGCCCCGGGCTGTCTTTTGGGATGAACTCGACATCTTTTACGGTGTCGATGAAATGCGGCCACATTTTGACCGTGATGTTGGCTTTTCTGCAGGCCTGATAGGCAAGGTTAAGAATTTGCTTGAATCGCGGTGGTGACAACATCCCGTTCATTGGTTGCCCGGGGTGTTCATCCTCCCATGCGATAGCCACACCGTAGGTGATCGGCACGGTGTGTTCGGTGCCATCGTTAAAGGTAATGCGTAGGTCTAATCCAATCATGTCGGGCCTCGATCAGATCAGGTGATGTCGCGGCTGAAAGTTCCGCCCGTGAAAGTCACATTAACCACGCTCATCTGCCCGACCGTTGATGCAACAGGGGTGAAGCTCGCCAGCATGGCGTTAGTGATCGTGTATTCCGGATTGGTGGCCGATTCGGTGGTGCCCGATGGGCTGATGGTCAGGGTGGTATTGCCGTCGCCCACGATGTCGTACAGCGTGGCTTCGATTTCGCCGGCCCCATAGCTGTTGAACATGGTCAGGGTGACTTCGACCATCTGCAGGCCTTGTGCAAATTTGTGGCCGGCATCGCCCATGGCGGTGATTTCCAGCGAGTCGTAGCCCACGGTGAGCTGCACAGCGCTGCATTGGTCGCTGACATCGACAGCGCCGATGGCGACCGTGGCGTTGCTCAAAAAGGTGGTGGTGGCCAATTTGGTTCCTTCCTAGTTGCGTTGTACCGCAACTCTAACAATTAGATCGTAGGCGGGTAGTTCCTGTTGGCCGATGATGGCCAAGGTGGGTTGTCCTGATACGACCGCTAGGCCTTGATCGGCCATGAGCGTGTCGATGGTGGTCATCAGGTAGTCGCCTGCGTCGCTGTTGCCCGGTGGGGCTGCCAGCACTCGCAGGGTGATTGTCATGTCACCGATGTTGCTGGTGAACGATTCAAAAGTTGGCAGCTCAACGAACACGGTCATTGGTCGGGCGTTGCGAGGATCGGTGACCGGCACCAGCCCTAGGGCGGTGATGCGGCTGGCGACCGCATCAACAGCAGTCGCAAAAATGCCGGTGGCGGCCATTAGGCCACCTGTGATCGGTTGCAGCCAAGTAGTTGCAGGACTCGACCCATGCTGGCCATCGGTGCGGCCCCAATAGCCATGTCGTTGAAGCTTTGGAAACCATCGATGCTGCCACGCTCACGGTAAATGCTGGCCCCATAGATGATTGCGCCTAGTTTGACATCGCCACCGGGTACGGTTGTCAGGCTGTCGAAATAGCCTGCTTCTTGCCGTTTGCGGTAGCACCATTGGTTTGCGGCCGCTACGCAGGTGTCCAAAAATGCTGTGTCGTTGGCGGTGGCTGATTCGATCCCCAAGAATTCTTGCACCATGGCTGATGTGATCCAGCTGCAGGTGAGCGTGTAGGTCAGGGTGCCGTAAGGGTCGGCGGCTGATCGCTCGAGGTCGTCGCCAGCATCAAGAAAGAGCAGCTGGTTCGGGATCGGTACTGCGTAGTCGAACAGGAAGTCGCCCTGATCGTCGGTGCCTAGGAAGTAGAACCCGGGCACGGCCGTTACAGCGTGCGTGCCATTCAGGCCGTGCGCGAGCCCTGCGACCGTCACCGACTGCCCGACTGCAATGTCGGTGGCGGTCAGCGTTTGGATCACGGCCACCCCATCGACACGCTGATGATGCGTTATCGAATAGGTGGCCATGATCGCGATGCTGGTTCAGATCAGACGAACTTGACGAGCAGATCCGGGGCCGGGGTGAACGCTGCGACATAGCCACGCCATGCGATCGTGCGGCCAAGGATGCTCGGCACATCGATGCTGATTGCGCCACGCTGCTGCTCGTAGAACTCGAAACCTGCGGCTGCGCCGGCCATGTGGCCGATGAAGCTGCCGGGGCAGTCCTTGTCCACGACGATGTTTAGGCCAAGCGGGTTGCCGTTGAAGCTGCCGGCCTGCATTGATCCGGGGGCGTTCATCGGATTGACCGTGGCGAACAGCGGCCGGTTGCTGTCATCGACCAGCGAGCCAAGGTTCCCCCACACGGTCGGGCTGACGACCAAATGGGTTGGCAGCCGGTTGGTGGTGCTGGCGATCGTGGCTGCTGCACCGTAGATGCCGCTGATCATGTCCTGCGGGACGGTCGAATCCCACGCCTGCGTTTGGGTGATGCTGGTGTAGCACTCGTCGATGGCGTATTCGTTGGTGGCCTGTCCGTACGCGATGCCAAGCTGATTGACGACAATGGCCACGCTGTTCGGATCCGTCCAATCGATGTCCTGTTCGGACAAAGTGACGTAGTTCCCGAATGTCACCTTCTGCACATCGTTGTTGGCGATGGTCATGGTGGTGGCGTTCACGGCCGTGTTCTGTGATGCCTGCTCGGCTGCGACCGGATAGACCGTGATGACCGGGCGACGGAAAGTCGCACCGCCAGCCGGCAATGCTCGGGTGCCGATGGCCGAAACGAACGGCCTGACCGGATCCAGCTGCGAAAACACGCTTCCCACGATCGGCTCGGGCAGCACGCCCGGCGTGTCGGTGGTGATCACATCGGGCGCAGCGGCCTTGATCTTGGCGTTGAATTCAGCGAATTCCGATCCACCGGCAGCGAACTTGACGATGTATTCGGCTGCGCTCGGCATCGAAAACGCCTTGCGGGGTTCGGCCGGCAGGGCCGGCGTGGGGATGATGGCCGGGGCTGCGGCCTCGATGGGTTCGGTCATTTCGTTTTCACTTTCGGGTTGTGGGGTTGGTTCGGGTTGTTCGTCGTCGGGGGCCGATGCGGTCACCGATTCGATTCGGGCTGATTCAAAGGCCGGGATCGCCACCAATGACAGCTCATGCCAATCGGCTGCTTCGACCACCATGGTGCCGGCCTGATCAAATTTGAATTTGGTGGGCACGACACCAACGCTGACAGCATCGATGGCCCCCATTTTGAGCAGCTCGAGCGTGTCGGTTGCGTCACGGGTGTCGGCCAGCTTGGCGGTGAACATCATGCCATCGGAAGTGTTCACACGCTCGGTGACAAGACCCCTGATCTTTGATAGGTCGTGGCCTTCGATCAGTTTGGGGGCTCTGCCGCCTTCGGATAGCGCACCGGGCATGAACATGACGCGGGTGCCGCTCGAGTCAGTCGTGGTGACATTCCACGGGCACGCCAGCCCGGTGATTGACCGGGCCGGCTGGCCATCGGGGGCAGCGCAATCCAAGCTGAAATTGGCGGCTTCGAAACGGATCATGTCATCCCATTTTCTGCTGATGGCACCGCTGGTTCAACTAGGGGCGTATTGATCAGGTCGTTGTCCCCTAGGTAGTCATCCAAATCGAATTCAACATGGGATCCCCTAGGTAGCACATTGTCCATGCTTAGGGTTTCCTGTATGCAATCCAAATAGGGTTTTGCGCCGAACAGGTACAGGTCTTGGCGGGCCTGTTGGGCGTTTTGGTAGGTGTAGCCGGGCACCCCAATGCCAAGCAGGTAGGGCGGGATGTTGGCGACTCGGGCGAGCTCGAGGGATGCGAATTGGCGGGATTCAACCAGCTGCAATTTGCTTGGGTCGCTGCTGAATTCGTGCCATTCAACGAATTCGTTTAGGGCCCCGATGGCGTTGCGTTGCCGGGCGGCTGACCATGCGGCTGCGAGCTCTGAAAGCTCATCGGCTGACATCGGTTCACCGCCACGCTGCTGCAAATAGCCTGCGCTGATTTCATTCATGGCGAATCGGCGGGCTGAATCATCCAGCCGGGTAGCAATGTCGATGGCCCTCGAGCCCTGATAGATCAGGCCCATGATCGGGCTGATGAATTGCACGACATTGGCCGGGTCTAGCTCGATGCCATTGAATTCGATCACTTCGGATGGCTGAAAGAATTGGGGCCCAATTTGGCCGGGCGTTTCGATGTTGGCAATCGGCAGGTACCTAAATGCGCTCGGGTAGCCGGTGCTGTACCGGGCGGTCACATACCAAAAGCTGCGGCCGAAAAAGAACAGGTCGCTGAATGTTTGCGACATGATCAGGTTGCGGGTCACGCCCGGATCAGGGCGGGTAAACCATGATTCGCCCGGGGCGTAAACCTTGTCATACTCGAGCTCGTCGGGATTCCATGCCAGCGAGTATTTGCGTAGATCCAAACAGCCGACCATCGATGCGATTAGGTCGCGGGCCCGGCTGATTGTGGGGATCTGCAGGGCTCGCAGTTCGGCCGTGGCGGTCATGTAGGTGTAAACCTGATTGATCGCTGTTTGCGTGGCCCCTGATGCGGCACCCTTGATTTCGGGGGCTACAGCAAATGCGGCTTTGCGGTTTCCGAACAGACCCATTGCGCCTAGTTTCCCATAGTTGGCAGGTCGGGTGCTACTAGGTCAGCTTGACGCAAACGCTGGTTTGGTTTTGACGACCGGCCGGCTGGCTTCGGCGGCCGCCCACACCATGCACCGGGCAAGCTCGATCGGCCCCGGTGATTTCTGCGATGACAGCACCACCGCATTGTTGGTTTTGGCGAGCACCGCCCGGCCGACATGATCGGCCAGCGTGGTTTCCCCTGTATGCCATAGGCGGCCCTCGAGGATCGCTTGCCGTACCAGCCCGGTGTATTTGATCAGCTCGCCATAGCCGACCGTGTGGGTGCGCCTTCGCAACGGTAGTGGGGTGTGAAGCTCAAGGCCGGGGGTGATCGCCAGCTGTAGTTGCGGGTCGGTCATGAGCCGATCGATTTCGGCCCACATTTCGGTTTCGGATTCAGCCACAAACCCGACCGTGACCGTTACCCCATGTTCGGCGGGGCCGGCCAACACGCCCACATAGCGGGATTCATCGACGGAACTATCAACGGCCAGCACGGTCGGCCGGCAAGGTAGATCCGTTTGCCGGTTGGCGAACAGGTCGGGGGGCAGCCACGCTTCCGATGATGCGATCCACAGGTTCAGGTGAGCTCGCAGGAAGCTGGCCCGATCCATGGTCGATTGGGCGGCCTCGAGCGCATCAAGGGTGACCGTGTGCCCCAATGCCGGGTTGGCCCATCCCCACCAGCGTCGATCATCCGGGTTGATCCCGGGCGGCGGTGACCATTCGGCGTAATACAGCCGGCCGGCCTGCTGCTTGTCGATCGCTTGCATGGCCTGTTCCCTGAACCTAAGCAGGCAGACGCTCGATTGATCACCGGCCGTAGACCACATCGAGCACAACGGGTTTTTCCGGGCGATCTGCGACGGTAACAGGGCATCAAAAATCACGGTCGGCTGGATGTCCCACAGTTCGTCCACCAAAATCAGGTCGTAGGTGCCGCCATGGTGATTATCTTTGGCGGCCGCCATCCTGAACACGGATCGATCGGGCATTGTGACCTGCTGTGATCCGTTGCCCCACCTGACCTGCGCCCCAAACTTGGTTTCGAGCAGCTCGGCCAAAGCCCTGAACATCGGCATGGTGCGATCAAGTTTGTTGCTGACCAGCAAAACCGATTGGGGTTCGCCTCGAGTAGCAGCAAGCTCGGTCAGCCACCAGCCAGCCAAAGCACGCAACGCAAACGACTTGCCCTGTTGCCGGCCGGTTGATGCCACCGCCAGCCGATGCTGAAAGTTCCCGGCATCATCCGTTGCCAGCTGACCGGCCAAAACCCTGACCTGCCACGGCATCAGCTCAATGCCAGCGACCCGGGCGGCCCACGCACTTAGGGCAGGGCCAAGGCTCGAGGATCCAACGATGGGTGTTTCCAGCCTCGGCTCGACACGGCCGAAACCTGACAGATCAGGCCCAAATCGGTCTGATTCGTCGTCCTGCGGCTGCCCTAGGGGGATATATGTGC